AAATCTCTAATGTCCATTATTATCCTCCCATTTTAAATATTCATTCATTTTATCTGTATATCTATGTGAACCATACACCACATCAATAATTTCTTTAGCACTAAAATCTTTTTCATCTACAAGCCAATTCAGGAAAAACTCAAACTTATCTGAATTAGGATCAATAGGATAGTTAAACATTATTCAAACTCCTTTTCTATAATATTAACCATCATAAATGAAGGTAATAATAGTATGCACAAAGGCAACCAATTTAACCCTCTAATCAAGTGATTTGATATTAATGCAATTAGTAGAAAAAACATCAACCAAGTAAAAAATCTAACTATCTGTAATTCAAATTTATTTTTCATTATTTAATCTCCAAACAATTCCATTTGGTATATTCATAATCAATTTTACATATATTAGATATATCATCAGATGATAAATCACCACAAACATCTACATACCAACCCTTATTATGTATCATATCTGACAATACATATTTAAAATCTGAAAAATTATCTATAAATAAAAAATCTTTACAAACCCAAAAAGGAAGATTAAATTTTACTTGCCCATTATATGAAATTATATCATAAACTTTTTCTAATGTTTTTAATTTGCTATTATTTAAATTAGTTATTTTCATTGTTACTCCATATTTTTTTATTTGTTTCCCTTACAACACTAATAACTTAATATTGCTTTAAGGACATTTGCAACAATTAATTTAATTTTTTTTAAGTTTTTTTAATTTATAGAGGAGAAAAAACCCTGCACACATACATAATGCAGGGTATTTCCATAGCCATTAGAGGATAAGGACATTTAGGCTATACTTGTTCTTCCAAAGTCAATTTAACATTTATTAGTTTAGGGCTTTTTTGACTTATTTGATATTTCTTGATCCTAACTATTGCCCATTGATCAGGATTGTTTGATTCAGATATTTTAACTATACAAGAAAGATGCCCTCCCATTGTAGGTTTAATAACAGATGTATAAAAATCTATACCATCACTTGAATTGTATAAACTTGTTCCATCTGCACCTGTAGCATATTCACTACTATCATCAACTGACCACCCTTTACTATTTTGCATATTATTTTGATTCATTGTGTATTTATCTTGCAAGAAACTCCAACTTGCTGACCAAGTTCTTAATCCATTTCTTGATTCAGTTGCTTCTGTTCTTGTATCTGATTTTGTATCTGAAAGTTCCCATGCATCTAATAACCATTTAGATTGCTTGTAATAATTCATTTGTGATATAGTTTTACCACCAATAGTTTTCTTTTGTTTAAAACCATAATCATAACTAACACTTGCATTTAAATCTACATTTTGTGGTGCTGTCCAAGATTTACCAATAACAACAGATCCTATGTTTATAGTACCTGAATTTGCTATAGCAGGAAAATTATTTGGATTTAAAAATCCTATAGAACTTGTATCATCAGGTATTTCATTTAAAGTAAAAGCACTCCAACCATTTAATGATGGAAAATAATTTTTTATATTTGTTCCACCTATAGATGTGTTTTCTATTAAATCACCATCTTCATTTTTTATAAAACTATATGGCATAGTAAATATATTTTCATTAAGAAAATCATGTCCTAATATCATACCAAAATTAAAATTATAATTATTTGTTTTTAAATCATATGCAAAAAAATCACCATTATTTAAACTTAATTCAGTTGTATTTGAAGGATCTAATATAACCATTTTATAAATATCTTCTTCAGTTATGTCATTTTGTGTATTAAAATCTACACCATTAATAAGTCCTGCTGCATAAGCATATTGCAGATAACTTGGATAAAATGTTAATTTGCTAGGTATTTGGTAATTTGCAATAGCCATTAATAACTCCTTCTAATTTTTCTAACTAAACCTTTAGTTTTCTTTTTTGTTAATTTTACTAATTGTTTTGATGATTCTTGTGGCATTTCACCTGTCATCACCTTTAATGTATCTAAATATACATGATATAAGCCTTTATATGGTGTGTTTTTGCCCTTTTCTTTGTATTTTGCACCATTTGTATATTGATTGCCTAAAATCCTTATATTTCTATCTTTTTTATATGTGTTAGGATATGTCATAATTTTTTGTTGTATTTTAGTTTTTGTATTAGTTCCATCATCTATATATATAATTTTTTCATATCCATCATTTCTTATTGATCCATTTAACTTTTCATAATTATCAGACAAGCCTTCCCATGTTTTTGATATTTTTGTGCCATCTTGTTTAATTCTACCTTTCATATTATCCCATGTAGTTAAATATTTTACATTAACATATAATTGATGTTTGTTATAATTTTCATCAATTAATGTTGCTGAAGAAATATAGCAAACACCTATATAACTAAATAAATCTTTAAACAATTCTCTATTTTGATTAAACTTTAATATAATTATTCTACCAACACCTTTTTTTAATAAATAATTATTAGGTAAAAGTTTTTTAATATTTAATTTTCCTGTATAATTAATTTCTATTGCTTTATAATGTAAATCAGTTTGCAAGGTAACATTGTATTTATTTATATTTATTTTGTTAATCATATTATTCAAATATTATATCCATTAATTGTACAACTTTTACTACATCAATATTATCAGGTATTGGGTTTATTGTTTTAGTGTTAAAATTATAGTTAGCAACTTTTGTAGCATCACCTTCATTTAATGTTTCTGTGCCTATTATATGATTTACAATATTTACTAAATCAACAACATCTATATCACCATTTGAACTTAAATCACCATAAGGTATTTCTGCACCTTGAATATATGTATAATTAGGATCTCTATCTTCTTCTTTAATATAATTCCAATTATGTATTTCAGGATATTTTGAATTGTATTCATTTAAATTGGCTATTGCAAATAATTGTTCATTCTCATATCCAAATCCATGCAATCCATCAGTACCTAAATAATGTAATTGATATGCTTCTAATAACACTTTATCTAATTTAATATCTACTGATGTTACTATAAATGCAGGATAAATAGGCTGTCCATTTAACATCTGCACTTTACTATAATCTAATCCAAAAACTACATCATTATTAATTAATGGTAAATTAATTATGTCTGCTATTTTTACATCTGCATAATTAAGTGGCAATTCTAATTTTACTAACAAATGTTGATTGCAATTATTTAACAAATAATGTTTATGATATAAATTAACTGTATCTGTTTCTGAATGGTATCTTAACTTTTTTTCTTTATACAAGTTTTTTTCATCTAAATTATAATAATTATAACCATCATAATCAGGCAATAAATTTTCTATTTTTAATGTTTCAGTTGAAAATGGATAATTGTTTATGCCATTATCATATCTATAAAAGAATTTACTATGCAATACTAAATCTTCTTTTTTTGTTTTAGAAAATTTATATTTTAAAATATCATCTTCTTTTATAAAATGATCAATATCTTCTATTGTGTATTTTTCTTTTAAAGTAACTAATGAAAATTTACCCTGTGGAGTAAATGTGAAATAACTCATTGTTTCAGATAAAATATCTTCAATTAATTTTTTACCATCTGTGCTTTTATCTATGCAAAAACCCATTTTCCAATCAGCATATACATCTCTTGATTTGTATATAGATCCTTCATCATAAAATCTATTGTCTAATAAATTTCCTTCATTTACACCATAACTCATTTCCCTTCTTAAAATGTCTATTATTATATCTACAGGTTTATTTATAATTCCATCTGTTTGGTATTGATAATCATAGTATGCACCATATTGTCTTAATTCTTCTTCTGTTAATGTTAAATTATTATAATTATAATAATACCATCTTTCTTCACCTTCTCCTGACAAATGGTCAAATATTGATTTATTAACAGTAGATAAAATATCATTTATATAAAAATTTAAATAATCTATAAAATAATTAATAGAATCTGTAGAATCTATGTTAAAATCAGGATATTGACTTGATATATTCCAATCTACTTCAAAATTAAACATATCATCTACAGGATCATAATTTAAATCTGATTGATAAATAAGTTTTAATAATCTTCTAACAACACATTTTCTTACATCTGCATATTCATTAAACCATGTATCTTGAAAAACAGAAGGTGATTCATCTATTAATCCATGTAACCAATAATTTTCTTGGTTTGATGCAACAACATTAGCAGACATTTCCATTAACATTGTTTTATACTCATTATATCCTAAATAATCTTCAGAAAAAATTTGTTCCCATTCTTGAGTATATATAAGTAAATTTTCAGAAATATTGCTATTTGTTCTCATATATATTGTTTTGCCCTGTGCAATAGATGATGCTAACCATTCTCTTGCTATAAATTCCATTGCATTGCCACAAATTCTTTCTAAAATAGGATTTAAAACTTTTGAATATAATCTTTCTAATCTTAAAATTTTATTATCATCAAATTTAAATAAATTGTTTTCTTCTATTAAATAATCAAAAGTTTCACCCTGTTCAAATTGCACACTACATTGAAAATTATAAAAACTCATAAATTCAAGAGGATTAATTAAATATAATTCATTAAAACCACCTAGACCTTGTGGTATGTTATCCACTTGTGTTACATTTTGTTCAACTAATTCTGTATATCCACTAAAATCAGATGGTGCTTGTAAATCTACTCCATTTATTATTTGTTGCAATGTTATAGTATCTTCATTGATGCCTAATGTTTCAAGCCAATTATATTCATCTAACATAAAAGATAAATCTTCTGTTGAAGAATAACTTCTTCTACCTTGTACTGATGCAAACTTTTCATCATTTTTATCAACAGTATGATTTCCTAGCATATATGTAGGACCTAATTTATATCCAAAACTTTTAAAAACTCCTGATGATTGATTTACATTAACTTCTACAGGGTTTTGACCTGAATCATTTAAATAAAATGAATTTTCTGTGCCATCATTAAAATATTCAAACATTAAAAAAGAATCTACTTCTATTTCTGTATTTATATTACTTAAACTAATAATTTCTCCTGTGCTACTTCTATGAACACAAACTGCACCTACTTCTTCCCAACCATTAGGTGACCAAAGATCATCTAAATTATCATTTCTTCTATCATATATTATATCTTCTAAAGTATAATCTGCATTTTGTGTTGAATCCCATAATGATGCTTGTAATTCTTTATATTGTCCATGTATTATTGGTTTGATCCAAAATTCAGTTCCAACAGTATTTTGTGATTGTGATGGTGTATTTAAATTTATATTTGCAATTAATTGTGAAAATCCTATTTTTTTTGGAAAACTTAAAATTGACCATCTTCCTGCTCTATGATAATTAATTCCAGAATGACCTTGTGGATAATAAACTTCACCATCATCAACATTACTTGTATCAACATTATATGCTAAATAATTGTGAGTTTGATATTGAATGTCATCATGCCTATACCATTTAAACTCCCAACCTTTATTAAAAAAAAGTGAATTTTCAGATGTTACTATTCTGTTTGCACTACCTTCAAAAATTCCTTGACCATAATGACCTTCTTCCCAAGTTCCATCAAAACCATACCATGCCCCTCTTGCAAAATAAGTCATTGGTAAAAGATATTCTTGTGCTGCTATTTCATCATTTAAATATATATCTTGCAAAGATATATCAGCATCAGGGTATAAAGGAATGTTATCTTGTGTAAAACTATCTGCATTTCTATATCCTTCTAATTGCAAAAATTTATACATATAATATTCATAATCAGGCATTTCATTAAGCCAACTACCTGCTATTAACCAATCTTCACCACCTTTTAAAAAAATAAAACTATCTTCATTATTTAAATTTAATAATTGTTTAGATGAAGCATATAAAGAATCTACTTGATAATAATCTACAAAATTTACATCTCCAATTTTTCTTACAGGTACTCTATCTACCCTTCCATAAGTCATAGGTAATACATCATCTTCTTCCATAGATGTATGACCACTAACATTTAAATTGTTATAACCATTAAAAGGAACATTTTTATCTGATATATAATTTTGAACATTATCTTCTGCTTGTATTTTAATTGACTTATCATCTTGATCCACTCTATTTATTATACCTGTAAACATAATAGAACAATCATCATTAGATAAAGTAGGATTTAAATCTATATTAATAGTGTTTGTAGATTGTGATTTATAATATAAAATAACATAACTACCAACAAATGTATTATCAGGCAATTCACCTTCTTTTGCTTTATATTTATCTGAACTTGTTAATGTTTTTGTAGGATCAAAATAGTTTTTAAGAGTAAATCTAAAAGTATTTATTTTTAATTTCTTTTTATTATAATCAACTGCATTCTTAATAGATGTTATGCTGTTTAATATTTCTTTTGCTTGGTGATTGTTATCATAATTGTCTTTTAAAACAACATTATCAGTTGAAAAAACATCTAATATATTATATCTATCATTTTCTAAATCTTGTGTAGCAAGTACAATTAATGGTTTTACATCAATAGTAGTGCTTACAGTATCATTCTTAAAGTTTTGACTTATTAATGCCATTAAATTCCTATATCTCCACCTAATCTTAATCCTTCTTTAATTTGGTCTAAAAGAACTGATTCTACAAATTCTTCTGTGCCTATAACAGAGCCTTGTACATTAATTGTCATTCCACCACCTTGAGGACCATCAATGTTTTCATCAACAAGTGGTGTTACTTGCACTCTTTCAGGACCACTACCTTCACCAACCATTAATAATTCAGGACCTGATGTTACAAAATCAGCACCATATTGTGCTTGTTTTATACTTGCTACATTTGCCAAACCTGCTGATATTGCTGCACCTGCTGCTGCTGTTCCTAATATTTGACCAAGTGGTGCAGGATATGCTTGTGAAAACTTTTTAAATTGTACTTGTGCAGAAGCATAAGTATCTTGTAGTGTAGATTTTACAGCAAATGTTTTTTCTGCTGATGCTACTGCTTTAGATACAGAACCAAGTTTCTGAACTATTTTTACTCTTTTTTCTTTTTCTTTTTGATCCTCTTTTTCTGCTTTAGAAACTAAACCTAATGCTTTTGCTTGTTCAGGATAATTTTTAATAAATTGTTCTTGATTTTCTAATTCTTGTTTTTGCATTTCTAAAGTTTTTAATTGTTGCTGCTCATATAGTGCATATGCATCTGTAGTTACTTGCACATTTTCAGGTAATGCTAAATATTTTTCTAATAATTGTGCTAAAACTTCAGAATGTTCTATATCATTTGCTAACAAAAATTCTGATAGTTCTTTTAATTCTCCTTTAGCAATAGTGCTTTCTAATTCTGCATTTGTCATTTGATTTATTAAATCTAAATTTTCACCATAAGTCATATTAGCACTTTGATTAATCATGTTTATAGTTGTTTGCATATTTGCTAAAATATCTAATCTATCAGTATTGTCTGCTATGCTGTTTTTCATATTAATAAATGCAGCATCTTGTTCTGAAACTATACCTCTTGTTTCTAATGCTAATGCTTTATATTTGTCTTGCCAATTCATTAAACTTTGAAATCCTTCTGCAAGTGCAGTTATACCATTTGCTGCTGCAATTACTGTAGGTGCAAGCAATTCACCAATAACTTCACCTGCATCACCTATTGCATTGCTCATTTGTTCTAAAGATCCTGATAATGTTTGTGCTTCTACTTCTGCTGTGCCTTTGAATTGTTCTCTTATAAATTTAATACCTTCACCTGCTTTTAATTGTTCAGCAGATAAAAGTTTGAATGCAGCAGGTAACTTTTCACCAAGTTCACCTTGCATACCACTCAATGTTTTAGTAGTATTCATAACAGCACTTTCAAGTGATATACCCATTGCTGATGCAAGATCAACTGATGCTGCTATTATTTCTTTAGTTTGTTCTGTAGATACACCTAATGATTTTACATATGCTTGTTGTGCTATAATTGCTTCATCACCAAAACTTGTAACCTGTTGTAATGATTTTGCTTGTTTTATTAATTCTTCTGTTGATTTACCTGCTGCAAATCTTAATTTCTTTTCTGCAAGTTCTTGTTTAGCAAATAAATCTATTGATGACCTGATTCCTTGTAGTAATGCTTGTGATCCAAAGTATGCTGCTGCTGCCACACCTGCTTTTTTAGCCATTCCACCTAAAGCATTACCTACACCTTTTATTTCTTTTTCAGATTTTTTAGCACCTTTAGTTTTGACTTCTATTATATGTGTATCTTTAGGCATTAGTTTTTATCCTTCATTTTAATTTTTTTCATTTCATTATCAATAATTATAAAATCATCTATTATTGATGCAGGTGTTTGTTGAATTGAAGGGTATGGAGGAATGTTAAAGGACTTACTATAATTATATTTCTTTATTATGTTTTGATATTTAACATCTAATAAATCAAAAGTATTAGCAAAATAAAAATGTTCTATATATAAAGTTTCACCAATATCTTTGATTTTTTTTTCAACAAGTTCATCATAACACATTTCAAGTTCTTTGTAAATATCCTTTTTTGATTCAAATAACTTATATTTTCCATCTACAGGTGACATTGCTTTATATGGATATTCAAAACCATTATCACCATCATTAGTAGTTCCTTTTATACTTGCCCAAATATTAATTAAAAACAATATTATTTCAATTTTTTTTTATTCACAAAATTAGAAATTGTCATTGCTATTAGAAATATTTGGTCATTGGAATAATTATTAATATCATCATCTGTAAGTTTTGTCATCATTCTAATAATATTAATAGATGGTCCAAACATACCATTCTTATCATTAAACATCTTATATAAAAGAGCATTTAATTCTTCTCTTTCATCAAGGTTAGGTTCTTTAACTTCTATTTCAAAAGGTTTAAAACCTTCACCCTCAATTTTGAGTTTCTTCATGTCCTTATCCTTTATTTATTTTACAAAATAATTACATTGCTGCTATGGCTGTATCACTAAACAATGAAATTTTTAATGCTTCAGTTGAACTGTTTTGCACACACTCAAAAGGAATAGTCCAAAATATTCCATTCTCACTTATATCTTGTGCAGGATCACCTGTAAATTGAACTTCTGCAAGTATGTTCATTTCAGTTACAGCAGAAACAGTACCATCACCAAATTTTAGTGCTAATGTGCAAGTGTTCCCATCTAAAAAAGATTGTAACACATTGTCTGCTGCTGCCAAACTAAATTCATCATCATATTTAATTGTAATATCACCTGTTGCAGTATATTCTGGAAAAGCATATGCTTCAGCATCTCCATTAGTGTTTGATCCAATTCTATTAACACCATTGGCAATATTTAAATTGAATGATTTTAAGATCATATCTTGATTAGCACCATCAACTTCTAATTGTTTAGTGCTTAAAGATCCCATATTAAAAAACACTCCTGCATCAGGTTCAACCCATGTGCCATTGAATGTTTGTTCTAAACAAGTTCCTGTACTAATTGGATTAGCAAAGCCACTAAAATAATTTCCACTCATACTTAAATTTCCACCATTAGCACCCATGTCACCTGCTATGGTTAAATCTGACACAACACAACCTGTTACTTTAATACCTTCTCCTGCTTTAGGATAATATGCTAAATTCACACAATGTGGTAATCCACTTGATACATCTTGTCCAATAGATGTGTTGTTGTTTGAACCATCTAATTCAACTGTATATACATCAGATCCATCTGCATTATATGTCTGTGTCACCATTACCAAATGTTGCAATAACAATTCAGGTGTAGCAATAAAGTCAAAAGGGCAAGTTACAGTACCACCTTTTGCTGTTATTACTGTATCTGCTGCATTTTTTACTGTACCTCTGCCTGATAATAATCTTGATTCCCTTGTGATATTAAATGTTGGTTTAGTTACTTGAACTATAGGTAATTGTCTATATGCAGTACTATCAGCACCTGAAGTATCTATACCTGCTCCAAATCCACCATCTGCTGCACCTTTAATGCCCATTTTAACATCACTAATAGGGATAACTGTTGTACTTATAGCCATTATTTTTTCTCCTTATTAGTTTTATTTTTTTTTGTTTTTTCTATTAATCCCATAGCCAACATTTTGTCTGCTACTTTATCATTAAGGTTAATTTCTTTACCATCTCTTAATTCAGAAAATTCTAAAGAAGAACAAGGAATGTTCATAGCATTAAAATTACTTAATTTCTTTACTTTTGCTTTTACTTTCATATTTCTCCTATGCTGTATTTCCAAAATGTGTACAAGATAAATCCCATTGCACTATAAAATAATCTTCATAACCATCAACTTCTTCATCAAAATCACAGCCACCTAAAGTAACATTAACTGCTTTAGTATTATCTGCTAAATCTAATGTAATGTTATCATGTACTAATGCTTCTAATATGCTTACTTGATTTAAAACATATTCTTGAAAATCTTTATTATTTCTTCTAACAAAATAATACTGACATTGCATATTAAATTCTCTGACTTCCATAAATGTAGCCTTCTCTTGCTGACTTGATCCTGTAGGTATAATCCTAATAAACTGATTTGACTTGTTATCTTCTTGCCAATTACTATATACAGGACATTTCATCTCTGCTCTAATTTTGCTCATTAAAGCCTTTAAAATGTTTGACCAATTATTTGTATAGGTTACAGACATTATCTCCTCAATTCTATAGTGCTATTGCTCTTATTTGTCTGCTTCCTATGGCTACCATATACTTCAACAATCCAATAATCTGAAGTGTGTGCTGATGAGCCTGTAAATCTTCCATATAATCCATTATGTATATGTTGCAATCCACCTGTAATTACTTCAGCATTTGTAGTTGCACCTTCAAGTTGGTCATTTGATAAATAACTAACAGTAAATTTTGCTGTGCCATAATTACCACCTGTGCTTATAGAAATCTTCAATCTATCATAAGATTCACCATGATATGTTCCTGCAAGTTCTACTAAATCCATTGAACCATTAGAATCTACTCTGTATTGTATTTTACCATTCTTATCTTTATCATCTACTTCATGTGATAGTTTGTATATACCATCATTTAATTTATCTAATATCCCTGATCTTTCAGGATTAGTAACTAAATTCATATAATAATCAGACATCTCATCTTCAGGCATCTTTGCTCTTATAACATTACTTGCACATATATAACAAGTAGCCTTTACAATAATAGGATCATATTCAGCAGTAGCAGAATTAATTGCAGTATCTATATCAATTTGCTTTTGTTTTTCAAGTGGCATAGAATATCTTGCATCTAAATAGTTATGTAATTCTAATGAAGCATTAGTTAATTCTTGTTGTAAATATGCTTGGAAATCTTCACCTGCTTCAAATATTTGTTCATTAATTGTAGTTGATGTATAGCCATCATTATAATATTGTAGTTTGTTTGTTGCTTCTACATACCACCATTCACCATTTGCATTTGGTGTGTCACCATTTTGACTTGCTTGTTCTTCACCATTTATAAACAACATATCAACAAACCCACAATTATGAAATGTGTGTAAATTTGAATCAGTTGATGGATTAAACAATTGTCTTTTCTTGTCAAAATCTGAAATCCTATTGACATATCTTGTTAAAACAGGAACATCACAATATCTAAAATTTGTAGCCATCTAATAACCTCTTTTTCTTGGTTTAGCAGGTTTTGGTTTTATAGTCCTACTTTTTTTAGGTCTGCCAACTTTACTGCCATATGTACCTTTACCTTTGGGCATTTATTCTCCTAACCTACTGAAATTACTTGTAGTTTTGCATCTTTTTGATTATTAACACTTCTTGCTCTTATCTCTTGGATTGTATTATATCCATCATTAGTATAAGCACTTCCACCTGAATGTGCAGAATGTGATTCAGCATGTATTTTAAACTCTGCATTAGGTAGTGATGGTATATGCCATTCACAATGACCTTTTTCATAATCTATATAACCAACTTTTCTACCCATATATAATAAATTACCATTACCATCATCAAATATAAATGCACTATCATTTGTCATTGATTTACCTGTTGTAGGATCACTGATTGTTTCAGGTGCTAAATATGAAGCAGGTCCATACATAATATTGTCTGTAGTTCCACCACCTACTTCTTTTCCTAATACATCAGGCACACTACTTGCTAATGGTGGAAATGCACCAACACCAAATGGTGTAGTACCACTAACATTACCAATACCTACTATTGTATCAGAATGATTAGAATGTGATGTTATTCTTACATCTCCATTAACAAGTCCTATACTTACTTTTTTACCATTTAATCCTGAACTTGTAGTATAAAATTGTTCATCTAAAACTGCTTGTATTTTAGGCAATACTGCATTAGCACTACCTGCAAAAGTTGTATCAGAAGCATCTGTTGTAAATGCTATTGCTGTTTCTGAACTAACACTATCAAAACCACCTGCATTAAACTCATCTACAACTATATGAAATGTATATGTAGTTGATTTTGCTAAACCTGTTTCTGTGTTAGCAGTCAAACCACTTAAACCCCAATCTAAATATCCACCTTCAGTATAAAAAGGACCTATGGTTACAGATCCTGCTACTACACCATCAACTACTGCATCTGCTGTTCTTGCATAACCAAAGAATGCACCATGTTGTTTAAATCTACCATTAGCATCTGTTTGAACTTTTGATGTATCAAATGGTAAATATCCATTATGAAAAGCATATACTAATGTAGTATTATCAGCAATAACTACTGCTTTAGATCCATCTAATGCTCTTGCTATTGTTATTGTAGTATCACTTTGCATAAATGTTATTTGTACTATTTCTTTTTCACCTCCAACTATCATCATCAATTTGTCACCTTCTTTAAGCCAATGGTGATCATCTACAGTTAGTTCTGTTGAAGTTGCAGTAGCATCACCATCATTAACTAAAACTGCTGTACCTGTTCCATAAGTTGCACTATTAATTAGCCTAACATCTCTATATTTATTGCCACTATTAATATCTTTAGGTTCTATAGAAACAGCACCTACAGGTGCATTTGCTGCTGATTGATAAATAATACTTGCACCACCATCATCTGTTGATGAATAACTAATCATTCTTGTATTAGGTAAGAATACAAATCTTTGTGCAGGTAATAGCATTGAAAAACTTCTCAATTTAGTTGCACCACCACCACCAACATCTACATTGTTAGCAGCATCAACTGAACTTGTATCTTTATAATCTTGTGCTGTTATAAGGATCTCTGCACATATATTGCCTGTGTTTTTAATCAATACTGCTTTTGCAGTTTCTATGCTACCTAATCCTTTTGTTCTTGTTCCTTCTTGTATTTGTGTAAACTTATCAAGATTTTCAACTACAAAATTACTTACAAATACATCTTCAAATGTATCTGAATAAGTACAATCATAATCTGTATCTGTAGATAATGTTAAATTTGCTTGTAATTTTTTATCTGCCATATTGCTCCTTAACCTGTAATGTGATATTTTATTATCATTTGGTAACTATAATCTGAATTATTTGAATCTGCTTCAAAAGTTGCTATTACTACTTGCCCTGCACTTACATTTGCACTATCTATTGTTAGTGTGCTTTTATATATTTGTTCATCACCTGCATTAGTTGTATCTGAATTATGTGCTAACAATACACCATTAGTTAGTCCTGCTGATGCACCTGATGTAAAATCATAACCCATTAAATGAAACCTTGTAGTATCTCCTGTTGCTGCATCTGCACCTTCTAATGCAATAACTGAATCTATTGTAATTGCATCAGGAACATACCATATTAATGGTGTCCAATTACTTGCCTTGTTATCAGCACTATCAGAAAAAGTAACTGAAGTTGCAGGATCAGCACTATTTCCTAAAGCATTTACTTGGTCTGCCAAACCACCATATCCTAAATAATTGCCTGTTGATGACAATGGATAATGATAACCTGCTGTATTTGCTGATGTTATATTAGCATCTAATGAAAAAGTTTGATATTGTGTGTTTACATGAACACCATTTGCTTTAACATAATTGTTTGTAGTATCAACTAAAAACTTACTTGTTCCACCTGAATTTTGCACATCTAATGCTGATGTATTATCAGTTGCTGATTTAACTAACAATCCTCTATCTGATACACTAATTGCTGAAGATGAACCTTCACCTGACTTAACTGCTCTTTTAGTAGAATCAACACCATTATTAGAATTATCAACATACATTAAATCTTTGTATGTTTCTGATGGTGATTTGTTAGTGAAACTCATAAATTTTAACCTTTTATTTGATTATAATATAACATATTATTTTTATTTTTATACATATAAATTATTTATGCATGACCAATGATTCTTATTGATTATTAATCCATTCAACTATTTCATTTATCTTATTTACAATTTCTCTTAATAAAACTGCATCTGAAGATTCATTTGAATCTTTTGCTACATCTAAATATTTTTCAGATTTTTTGTCAATTAAATCCATTAAGAATATTCTCCACTAATTGTTATACTAAAATAAACATCTTGACTTCCTGTATTGCTATCCTTCTTCCACATAATAAATATTGCATCTCCAGCAGAAAAAGAATTACTTGAACTAATATCTGTATTTATAGAAAATGTTTTTCCTGCACTTGAAATTGTAGCAGGAGCATCTGAAGTTCCTATTAAAGTTAAACTTGTACTTGTTGCATTATTTGTTGGAGTTCCTTTATATACATAAAATTTAAATGGGTCTGTTGCTCCTGTATCATTAACATATCCTGAAGCAGTTATGTTGGTTAATGTTCCATTTGCAGGAGCGTGAAACTGACAAGCAGGGGCATCATATTGATTAATTGATGTAGGAGATGAATCTGAATTGCTCCAAAATTCACTATTAGGTCTAAATTGAAAATAATACAAAGTTGTACTTGTTTTGTTTGTTATATATCCACCAGTATTTCTTGTCCATCTCGTAGTTCCGCCACCACCACCTGCTAAACCTGTTCCACTTGTAATTTGTATATCATCGCCTGCATCAGTCGTAAACCATAATGTATTAGGAGTATCGTCGTGCACCCATATTTGACCATATCCTGCTGTATCAGCTATTGCATCAGCAGATTCTTTTATTTTAATACCACCACTATAAGGCTCGATAAATATTTCTCCTCTTGGGTCTAATGTAAAATTCCCATCTACAGTTAAATCTAAATGTGCTGTATGCCCACCTGCATCTACAGTTCTTAAATCAGTAGCTCCATTTGCACCAGTATATATTTCAAAATAATCATCTGTACTTGAACCACCTGATTCAAATAAAGCAATACTTGATACTGCATGATGTGAAGTTATGCTACAAAAAGTAGTTCCTGATGTTTTAAACAAAGTTCCATCAGTAATATTGTTAGCAGAATTTACAGAATCTAGAGTAATTTTTCCATCAGCATCTAATGTTAAATGTGCATCAGAACCAGCACCATCAACTGTAGTTATAGCAGTATCGCCATTTTCTAATACACCTATATCTAAATAATCAGTAGTGCTATTCCCTCCTGCTTCATACATACGAAATGTAGAATAATTTTCTACTTCCCCAGAAAAAGAAAAAGCTCTGTTTGTTGCTCCTTCTAATGTTACGTGAAATCCTCCACCAGATTCATTTCCATCAAATATTGAAACTATAGTATTACCATCTGCATCTAATGTTAAATGACCAGCACTAGCATCGTCATCTACAGTAGATAAAGTAGTAGCTCCATGAGTGTCAACAGCCAATTGACAATAATCTCCAGTATCTGTTTTATCTTCTATTCTTATTCTATTACCACCATATTGATAGCTTAAGCCACCAGCTTCGCTTGTTTTGCCCCAGCTAAAAACTCCATTGCCACAAGTAGTAAATATTCCACCTGCATAAGAACCTCCAGTATGGTCAATATACACTCCTGATTGACCAACATTATAAGCATTAAGAGGATAGTTTCCAGTAGCATCAACATGAGATGTGTATAAAGCATCCATAACAACATAACCAACACTATGATTAACCTTAAGGTGCATATATTGGTTATCAGTTTCTAAATTATGTGTTTTAAACTTACCATTTAAAGAAAAATCAGCATCAAATCTAACTTCATTGTCAGATAATTTAACAGGAGTTAATTTATCGCCTATTTTTATACTTTTAAGATGAGCATCTAAGTTAGCATCATCTAATAAACCTAAAGGGTTTTTCTTTCTAGGCTCAAAATCTTCTACTTTACTGTTTGATATGGACTTCCTTCTAGGCACTATTTTTTTCTTTTAATTGCATCCACTATTGGTTTTAAAACCATATCCCATACTAAATCATCTTTTTTAGAAGGGCTTAATTTAATTGCTTTTTCTAATACATATAAACCTAACAAAAACCATTCCCAGTTACTTGTGATAAATTCAAACATACTATTCTCCTTTTTCTAAGTTTTTTAATCGTTTTAAAATATCCTTATGCTCTTTCTTTGAGAACACAGGAGGATGTGAATCTTTAGAAAGAATTGCTACATTCT